GTTTTGTTCCATTTTATATTCCTTTAGTTCTATACCATCCTTTATCTACTTTCTCTAGCGCACCTCGTAACACTAATCCATTAACTATAGCGGAAAAGCGTTTCCAATTTAAACCAGACACATCCATCAAGAAATTTGCATTTGCTGCAAATCCTCTCATAGAAATTTCATAAGTTTTTACAAGGATAATTTGTTGTTCAATCGTCAAATCTTGCATAGACTCAACTTTTTTGCGATACTCTTGTACCGACGGTAGTGTTTGTTCCATTTTTATTTGCTTTTATTTATATTATTTATCTTATTATATAATACATTTTGGCAATGTTTCAAAAAATAATATGATACTACAAACACAAAAAAGGGTCTCTAAGAATAGAGACCCTTTAACTATATAAAAGCAGAAGGAGCTAGATTGAACAATCTAAAGATAAAAATGAAACACGGTAAACTAAAATGTGCTCCTTCTGATATTATTTATACTCAAAAATTAGATTTTGTTTCTTTTATACAATTCTAATTCTTAAAGCTCCATTATTATGGTAAATACCACCTAATGGAACACCACCAGCAGCTGCAGCAGTATCATCAGCATAGTTTAAAGATGCATAATCAATTAACTGTAATCTTCTAGTAGTTGTGTAATTTGCTTCAGATGCAGTAATACCTTGACCTAAAGCTACGGCTTTACTAGCAGTTGCAACAGCAGCTTGACCTAAAGCAAGAGAATCAACACCAGCAGCATCAGCACTTACACCAATTGCAACAGTATTATTAGCTTCAGCATATGAAGATGTACCAATTGAAACAGAATTTTCAGTTGGAGCATATGCGTTTGCACCGATTGCAATTGTATTATTGTTAATTGCTTGTGTATTTGCACCAATTGCTAATGAACCTTCGAAAGTTGCTTGAGCATTATAACCAATTGCAACAGAAACCAATGCAGAAGCATCACAATCTCTACCAATTGAAACTGATTTTTCAGCAGCTAAACCATCTCTACCAATTGCAACACCATCAATACCTGTAATTTGTGTTTGAGTACCAATAGCAACTGAATCAGTATGAGCAGTTACAGCAATAGCATTACCAATACCAATTGCACGATCTGCAGCAATATCAACATTATCTCCAAAGGCAATACCTTCAGTAGAACAAGATGAACCATTTACACCAATTGCAATAGCTTTGTTATTTGTTGCTGATGAATTTTTACCAATTGCAATAGCTCCATCACCACCAGTTGATTGTGCACTTGCATTAACACCAAATGCAATCATATCTGATCCACCGCCACCAGCATTTGAGTTTCTACCAATTGCAATAGGATTAGTTGAAGTAGTTGTTGTAGCACTTCTACCAATTGCGATAGATCCAGCATTACCACCACCTCTTACAGATAAACCAATAGCAATTTGTTCATCAAATGAGTTAGCTTGAGAATCATTACCAATTACAATACAGTTACCACCACTAGCAGTAGCATCACTACCAAGAGCAACAGTACCACCTTTTGAAGTATTAGCATTTCTACCAATTACTACGTTATATTCACCGCCAGTCATATTGGCATTAGGTCCAATAATTACGTTTTGACCATAGAGTGTAGAAGCAGTATTATCATAAGCACCATCACCAATTACAATATCTTTTAGACTTGTTGCAACTGCAGGAGTTGTAGTTAAAGCAGATGCTAATGAATCAGCACCAGCACCTAAGATTAATCCACCGCCTCCACCAGAACCAGCAGGACCTTGAGGACCTTGAGCTCCTTGTGTTCCAATTCCATCAGCACCTTGAGGACCAGTTGGACCTTGTACACCTTGAGAACCTGCAGGACCTTGAGATCCAGTAGCACCTTGAGAACCAACACCACCACCGTTTGCAGAAGTGAATGAAGTACCTTGAGTGAATACGTTGTTATTTGTACTACTTAATTGACCTGTAATTTGAAGATATTGTGTAACAGTCCAATCAATATTTTGAGATGCTGAAAAACCTGTACCACCTGTAAAATCACTAGGACCTTGAGTATTAAAGTAATATGTTAAAGCATTATTTAATGGACCTGTTCCAGCAACCATTAATTGCTTTTGAAGTTGTAAGTTTGTAGTTGTAGCTCCAACAATAACACCGCTAGTTGCTGTAATTGATAAGCCAGCAACTGGAGTTGAACCAATTACCGGTTGTACAGTTCCAAGATAGGCTCTAACAAGTGTATTTCCTGATACTGTTTTTGTAGAGAATATTTTGGCATACCAGTTGTATACATTATTTAATGTAACTGTTCCAGCAGGAATTGTAATATAATCAATTACAGTTTCATTTAATGTTCCAGTTACTACACTTTCAGTTATAATATCGTTAATTGCAATTCCAGAATCAGGACCAATTGGACCTTGATTACCTTGAGCTCCAGAAGGACCTTGAGCTCCTTGAGGACCTTGGTTACCAATTACACCAGTTGTTGTAAGTACAAATGAGTAATATTGAGTACCTTCTGTATACCAATTAACTGTATGACTTGTAGAATCATTATTGCTTACATAAATCTTAACAATCATTCTATCAGTTGGATCAATAATTGTTGTAGATAATGTTAAATCGCAAGTTACTTCAACAGGAGTTGCAGCATCTACCCAACCAATTTCTGAACTACCACTAGAAAGTACTGGTCCATATGCTACACCAGCAGAATTTGCTAATTGAATAGTTACATATGTTTGAATTTGATCGTTTGATGCTTGTTTAAGATAATGGAAATGGAATTGTTGCGTTCCACCAGGAATTACAGCAAAACCAAGTTCAGGTGTTAAAAATGAACTAACTTGAACATTTTGTTGGTTATTAGTTAATATTGTAGGTACAGTTTGTTGAATTGCTCCACTTGGTATTAATGATAATACTTTATAAGGAGAAACATCTGAACTTTGTGATTGATTAAAGTAATATGTTGCACCAGTTGAGATACCATTTTGACCTTGAGGACCTTGAGGACCTTGATTACCTTGTGGACCTGCAGAACCTTGAGGACCAACATCACCTTGAGGACCTAATGGACCTTGTACACCTTGAGGACCTGCAACGCCTTGAGCTCCTGTTGAACCTTGAGCTCCAGTTGTGCCTGTTGGACCTTGATTACCTTGTGCACCAGTTGCACCTTGCAATCCAGTAGGACCAGTAGGACCAGTTGAACCTTGAGCACCTGTTGTACCAGTTGCGCCTTGAGGTCCTGTTGGACCTTGAAAACCTTGAAAACCTCTAACACCTTGAGCTCCAGTAGAACCTTGTGCACCAGTAGATCCAGTAGGACCTTGGTTACCTTGGGCACCAGTAGATCCAGTAGCTCCTTGAGAACCAGTAGCTCCTTGAGCTCCAGTTGGACCTTGAGCACCTTGAGGACCTTGAGTTCCAGAAGTTAAACCAATAACTGTAACATCAGTAAAATCTACAGTTGTTGTTGGAGTAAATTTAGTCTCATCTGTAGAAACTGAAATTGGTAATTCATTACCATCTCCATCGGTTAATTTTTTAAGAGTACCATCTATAGCCTCGTTATCTTCGGTCTTAATTAAACCATGATACGTTTGATATATGTACTTATCATTTAAATTTGCCATATTTATATTTTTATTTTAATTACATTCATTCCATTTTTGGGATGCAAATTGCCATTGATCAAAAGCAGTATTCCACTTTGTACATTCAGCAACGCAATCTGCAGTCAAATAAACTATGTTTTCTTCTGCTTCATTGTTACTAATATATGTAACAAATTCAAATTCTTCACAGCCTTCTAAATATGCTTGGCCTTCATCTAAAAGATAGCCATAATCAGGACTTAGAGTTGGTGTATCAATTGCCCATAATTTGTAGTCCCAGTTTCCTTCTGGTGACATGGCAACTAATCCGTTAATTGGATCTTGATTAATTGATGTTACTAATTCAATCTGGAAAACAGTGTATCTAGAGTTTTGAGTTACAATTGTAGGACATACATACGTCCATTTATTTGTAAATCCATTTTTAAATCCAAATAAGAAATTATTTGTATCGTATGGAATATCTGGATTCGTAGTATCTACGTAAACCAGCATATCATTAATACTTAAATTGACTAAATTAATCATTCATTTAAAATGTTTTTCTAATTATAAATATAGCCACTTCTCATGCTGACATGACATCATAAAAAAAGGGATCCGAAGATCCCAATTAAAAGAATAAAACCAAAAAAGATATATGAACAATATTTATAGTAGAGACTTAAATTTTGTTTCATAAAAAAGGGAGCCATTAAGACTCCCTTTAACTTATTTGCGACCTAGAAAACTAGATTAAGCGTTTGTGATAGTGATTGCACCTGGAGCAACAGCGGCAGCAAGTGTAGAAGCAAGAATACCTGCAGATTGAGGTTCTTGTGATTGGAAAGTTAAAGTATAACCATTCAAATCAGCTACAGCAGTACCAGTTGCAGCAGTACCAGCGCTCATAACTGCACCACGAGTAAGACCCATGATATAAGTTACGTCGTTGTTATCAACGAATGCGATTCTTAAATCTCTATTTTGAGCTAACAATAAGATTTGATTTCTTTTTGCAGCTTCCATCTTTTGAAGAACAATTGTAAGTTCACCTTGGTAGAATACAGTACCATTAGCGTTAGAAACGTTAATAGACTCGTTATAGAAAGCGGTGTCCTTAGCTAGTTGGTATTCGTAGAAAGTTCCAGTACCATCTAGTTCAGTAATTTCACCAGCTACAGTAGTAGTATCAGTGATTTCACCAGCTAAAAAGTAAGCAACCTTAACGCCACCTAATGCATTCATACAATCCAAAGGAAGAGCTGCGTTAATTAAACATGCCATAATTTTATTTTAAATTTTTTTAAGGTTTTTGAAAGAGAGGATCCGAAGATCCTCTCATTGTTTAAATTAAGCTACAGTTGATACGAACTGTGAAGCGTAAGCAGCAGTACCAAGTTTGAACTTAGCCATGAAGTTTACGTTATCAGTTGATGGATCGTAGTAGAATTTGAATTGATCTTGGTTGTCTACGATACCAGTACCCATGAAAGCGTATTTCTTAGGACCAATAACAACAGCAGAATCTCCAGAAGGATCAACTAGACCAGGAGCAGCAAATACCTTAATGTTAGTACCTGGGAAGATGAAAGAAGATTCAGCAGCACCAGTTACATTGCTAATGTTAGGGTATTGTAACAAGATTGAGTTACCAGTAGCAATCAAACCTTGAGTTAATTTGCTATAAGTAGCATAAGATACGTAAGCAACGATATCATCTTCTTGCTTAAGAGCAGTAGGAATCAAATCGATAAGAGCCCACATATTAGCAACTGCGTTAGAAGCAGTCCATGCAGTAGAGTAAGCAGTACCATCAACAGCACCTTCAGCAACTGAAGTTTGGAATAACAAACCATCTAAGTTTGCACCATCACCAGCCCAAAGAGTTGATTCAACGTATTGGTTGATTTCTTTGATTTTCAATTCAGCGATAGCTGCTTCGAAAGGTACAGACTCATGAAGAGCGTTAGGAGACAATTGGCTAGATAACCAGTAGTCATAAAGAGTATCAGGGCAAAGTTGCTCTTTCAACATTTTAGCACCTACAACGATAGGCAATTGAGTAAATACAGTAGAGTTAGTTCCTACTTGACCAGCACCGAATCCGCAAGCTGCATCTTTGATGTCAGCAACAGCATTTAAGATGTTGATATTTACAGTACCAGATACTAATCCGGCTTTAACAGTAAGGTTGTTAACAGTTTGTGGCTTTAACAACGCTTTGCTAATTAGTTCAGTTTGTGAGGTTTGATCAACGTAAGTAGATAAACCAGATAAATTAAAACTCATAATTTTTAGTTTTTTATTTTTAAATTGTTAAATTTATTACTTTTTAGTAATTGATTTTAGAAAATTAATTTTTGCATCCAAAGAGTCAGCAGGTACGTCAACTACGTTAGATACTTTAGGAATTGGATTTGAAGCTGGAGCTTTAGAAAACTTTTCCATTTTAGTCTTCATAGAACCCATTTCCTCTTTGATTGTCGCTACTTCTTTAGCTACTTCTTCAACTGCTTCGAAAATCATTTTCATTTTCTCTTCAATTTTTTCAGCAACTTTTTCAACTAGCGCCTCTTCCATTGCAACGTCAACTTTAGTCTCTTCAACTACGTCTTCGAATTTTTTAGATCCAGAAACTTCTACTACATCTTCTGTAGCTACAGGAGCTTCTTCTTCCTCCATTGATACTTCCATGATAATACCATTTTCATCAACTTCAATTTCAATACCACCTTCGATCATGTGTTCTCCAGCAGGTGCAGGAGTCTCATTACCTTCAGCGTCAACTACGAAAACTGGAAAACCAGGTTCTAATTTTTCGTAACTAACCATGGTACCATCAATTAATTTAGCTGATTCCAATTTAACTTCCATGTTAAGTACTTCACGAATTTGATTCAATTTCAATTTGTACTTCATATTGAGTTAGTTTGTTTTATTAATTAGGGTACATTCCCTATAGTTATAAATATAGGTGATCTGGTGCATGACATATCTTTGAAACAATTTTTAGAAAGTCGATATATATTATGTAGATTACGACATGGTCTACAAGCTATTTTTGGTCTATTTTTGTGCAATTAGCGTTATGCAAAAATGAGAAAGGGATCCTATGGATCCCTTTTCTTTTTAAAATATTTTGTAAACTTGAAACAAAAAGTACCAGAAGTAATATAACTTAGGTCTTTTGAGCGAAGCCGAGGGTATCTAAGGCGGTTAACCTTTAATAATACCAATAATCTTTTCGTAACGCTTACGGTCTTCGATTTCTTCCATATCTGCAAAAGCACCTTCAACTGAAAAACCTTTTAGTTCTCCAGACTTGATTCTTTTCCAAGTTTCTGCATCTTCAACCTTCATGGCTACCATCCATGTTCCTTTTGGTACATCATAACCATAAACTGTTTTAGCTTTATCGCCTTTAGGATCTTCTACAATCCAAGATTCATAAACATATGCTCCAGCTTTATTCTCTAAATGATCTGTATTAGTTTCATTAGTTCTGGCTTCTTTCATATATTTCATTGCAATTTCTCTGATAGTTTCTTCACTAAATTTTACATAGTAAATATCTCCAGTATCTTCATCCTTTCTAGGAATTGAAATATTAGGAATCATGGCAGGACCAACTACAATCTTCTTCTCTTCATCAGCAAAATTAAGCTTTAATTTAGAGAATTGACTAACTCCAGATAGTGGTGCTAAGTTTCTTTGTGGACGCTTAACAAAACCACGACCTTGAAATGTTCTTGGTGCTGAAGCTGCTAATTGTTCATCACGTGTTGATGGAAA